AAATAGCCATGAAATTAAATGGTCGGTGAAATAATAATGCAACCACAACTGAAAGCAATCCCAACACTACATGATATGGCCATTGCGGTAGGCGGCCATTATGACAAAGCCGATCCGAAATTAGGGATTCCGGATGACCACTATGTGTTAACGCTGGATGAACTAGCCCGCCTTATTGGCTGGGTTAAATTATTGGAGCGTGTAGCATGAAAGAAGATTTCACGCATAAAGGACTGTTTTGCGGAATAGTTCCGGTCTATCTGAATATGGACGATGCGGAGTGCCCTTTAATTGTTGAGCGCCATTGGCTGTTTGTTCCGCTATTCGTCGCCGTAGAGTTTATTTTTGGTATCTGCATTCTGGCTCGCACAATGGTCGATGACGATTATGAGCCAATGTTTCCTATTAGGATTACGGGGGAGTTATGAATACGAAAGAATTAAATGAAGTTTGGCAAAAACGCATTGATGATGCGACGCTTGCTGACAAGCGATTGGCTGAACTTGATGCCGCATGGATTGAAATGCGCTGCGTAGATGATGTTGCATTAGATCAGGGGTTGGCGGTAGCGATTTCACAGTTGCAAGCCCACCGGGAGAGATTGTGGCAGCGAATAGCTGATATGGAGGACTCAAAGAGTGTGGAAGCGTTTTTGCAAAGCGATATTTTCCATCATGCCGTCTGCATGTGGATGTGGGAAACAGAATGTCCGGAAGGTGATCCCGATGAGATTGTTTGGACCAATGGCCCTACTCCAGAGTCCTACGGACAGGCTTATCTGGCCGCTTTCGATAGCCATGCATTTTCGTTGCGCGAGCGAATTAAGCATGAGATTGCATTGTGGGATGAAGCGGAAAAGCAAGCATTGATTATTCAGCCAACCGAGAAAAAATTATGAACGAATCTAATGAATATGAAATTGCTTGGCGGGCTGTTGCGGCTGTATTAAGCAAAGTTATCCCCGGATGGACTGGATTCGAATCTACTGGAACCAAATCGGCTGTAAAGGCAATTGAATTGCTGGCCCGCGCAAAGCATCCCGATGCAATGTGTGGCGATTGCCCGCCTATTGGTTATCCTACCGACAAGACGCGTTGCAATACATGCCCGAGAAAAATACCCAATTTCCCGATTGGCAAATTTGCACAACTTGCAGCGGAAACGCTTGAGCCGCCCGGCTTGGAAAAAGCCTTGGGCGCCCTCTCGGCATTATTGAATAATCCGGCGTTAGAGTTTGGCGAAGAGATTTCATTAGAGGCCGCATTAATCAATTTTGCATGCGGCAGGATTAAGGAGCTTGCAGAGTTTCGAGGGGCTGAGGTATGACGGAATTCGAAAAATTCCAGCGCCTCACTCATCCAAAAACTGCGGCCGATTATGGGCTTGCCGTGAACGTGGATGCGCTTTGCGATGAGCTTGGCATTGAGCGTACTAGTGATCGCATGGCTCGCGAGAAGAAGGCATTTGATAGATTAAGTGCCAATATTACCGATACGATTGGGAATGTTGCGTTTAAGTTTTTTAGTGAGCAAAAATCAAAATGATGCATGACAATAGACTATTCGAAACATCGAGTCCCATTCATAGGCTGCGATTTTGGCTGATAAGGCTTTTGGCGGGCAGGAGCGTTGTTGTCTTAAATGCGAGATTTAATATAGTTAAAGGTGATGGAGTGGTGGAGGTCGATGACGAAGTTGATGGCTGCCTGATAGCCGACAGTCTTTTTCCATGCGGTGAATTGTTCGGAGAGAGCAGATGCTTGAGTGTCGGGCAGGTGGTTAAAACTCCCCGCTTTAGCTGGGTTTTCTAGAAATAAAAAAGCCGCCCATAAGAGCGGCAAAAGGAGTTATTGCGCATCCATTATATATCGGTTTCGTTTGAGGATTGCGCAATGAGTAATGATTATCTGTTTGATACGTCGCGTGATGCGCTGATGTTCGCCTTTCGGTTTTGCGGCCAGCAGTATGCGAAGGCTCCCGAATTGATGAAGGGGAAAGTCATCGGGAGCGGGAAGGGTTTGATCGGTCTTGATGGTGCAGGACAGGCTGGTTTTATCAGCCGTGAGGCGAGATCGTTGCCGAAAGCCCAGTTTTATGCGCTGCTGGCGCGATTCACCGATCGATTCAATCCTTGCACGAAATGTGGAACCGAGCAGCCGACAGACGAATGGATGGGCGCCTGTAAGTGGCTGGCCGAGGAATATCGAATTGAGTTGGCGCCCGAGGCTCATATCAAACTAATGACATTGCTAGTGCAGCGGCATTTCAGCCCTCACAAGCGCTCCCTGGCGGACATTGCAACGTTCTTTGGTGATGGCCTGTCAAAGGTAAAGCATATCAATGCAAAGCTCTCACCGGCCCTCAAGAAGCTGGAGGGAACAGCTCAAGCGAAGATCGATGAGCGCCTTACCTATCTCGGTATTGTGCATTCTGATTCTGACGAGGCAGCTGCTTGACACCAAACAAAAACGGTTCATAAAATACAAACATCGATACTGTGAGAAAGTTTCACTGCGCAAAAGCCGACCATAAAAAGTCGGTTTTTTTGCGCCCAGAATTTAAGGATAGAACATTGGCTACCCCGCTCGATCCAGACACTCACAGTCTAATCGGCTGGACTCTTTCAGGGATCGGCACGGCGGCACTGGCGATGATTTCATTCCTCTATCGGCGTTTGCGGAAACTCAATGAAATTGAGACAGGCCAAATCGTTGAGGCCGGTCTTCAGGAGTTTGAGAGAACTAAGATTATGCCGGTCTTGAACCGCCTGGATGGACGTGTGACCAACGTCGAGAAGCTTGAAGCCAGTCTGGGCGCCCTAAATGCCAAGGTAGAAAGTCTCCACAACACCGTCGAAAAGAACGCCACTGAAGCCACAAAGCAATTGACCGGCGCAATGAACCGGCTCTCAGACCAGCGCAAAGAAGACAAAGAAATTCAGCTTGAGCGATTCGACGGCTTAAAAGAATTGATCGAGGCGAAAATTAAATGATGCCTGAAGAACCCCAGAATTTAGAGATGGAAGGTAAAGCCCTGTTTAAGGACTGGGCTGATGTGGACGCTTTCGTCAAAGAGCTTGTCGAAAAGGCTGTTACTGCTTTCGGTCCTCACCCCGATTATCCCAAGGAGAGCTAAATGGCTCGCACCGTTATCCTGACTGTCGCAACGATTCCTGGCGTTTCTTATGCGCCCGGCACTGTTCTCGCCGGCTACAACGTTGGCCTGCAGGTTTCCAGTGGCGCCATTCCGCCCACTGTCCAGAGCGTCGTCGATCTGAGCCAGCCGATTCGCTTTGAGGGCGTTGAGTCCGGCGAGTACATGGCCGGTGTAACGCGTTTGGACGCCGCTGGTAATCCGGTTGGCGCCCCCAGCACTGTCGGCCCCTTCACTGTTTCAGATGCCGAGGTTCCGCCTGTCGTTGTCGGCGATGGCCCTGGCTCTATTACGGTTTCGTTTGAATAATGTGTTGGCTCTGTCGCATTCTATTGCGGCTTTGCCATCGATTTCATCGTCCGGTTGTGGGCGACGGCCCCGGACAAATTCAAGTTTCTATCGAGGAATAAATCATGGCCGAACAAGGCTACAACAATCCGACCAGCCGTAACAGCAGCACCGCGGCAACGATTCCAGCAAAGATTTCCCCGTCCGGCTCGAACAAGATGGGCGCTGATGGCGCTAGCCAACCGACCGCAAAGGCCAAGAATGTGAATATGGGCAGCGATTCGGACTCTAGCCTGTCAATCAAGAACGGGAAAATCTAATGGCCACCCTCAAACACAGCGAAACCCAGCAGATTGTCGAAGGCGTCGATGCCGAAACGTTTCTGCGCGATATTTGTGATCCCAGCTTCTGGGAAATCGTCGTTGAAGACGTGAAGGCCATTGAGGAAAAGGTTCTGGACTTTATCGAACCGGCGATTCAGAAGGTTGAGGGCATGTTCGCGCCTCAAGAAATCATTCCCGGCATTGTTAACGTAGAGTCCGAAGCGGCTATCGCTCCCGATGCGGTCGAGGTGCAACAATGAAAGTCTGCATCGAATCCCAAGAAGACGGTACGTATTCGGTCTACGAAGAGCCTGCTGATGCGGCTGAAGACAATGGTGCGGCTGCGCAAATGGCTGCTCCCGAAGCCGGCCCCGCTGCTGGCGGTCCGCCCACTCCTCCGACCCCGCCTGGCGAAGCCGAAGAGGAATCTGGTGCCCAGACTACCGATAACATCGATGACGCCCTGATGATGGCCAAGCAGATGCTGGAGCAATCAGGCAGCGAAGGCGATGACAGCGATAATCCCGCTGACGGCAGCGCACCGTTGCCCCCGGATCAAGCTAAGGCCATGTGGAATCAAATGGCCGAGAAGAAAATGAAAGCCAAAGCTGCAATGGGCAGAATGTAATGGCGATCAGTCTAGTTTTGTTGGTTTGCTCCATCGCCGTGTTTTGCTGCGTTATCGGCACCCATTTGATGGATAGGTAACTGTTAACTATTACCACATCACCGCCGCGTCAAATCGATTCATCTGCGAAGTTATTCACAATGTCCTGCATCATCTACTACATCGGCGGTCCAAAAGACCTCACCAAAGAGGCCAAACGAAGCCCTCCGACGTCCAGCATTGTGGTTCGTGAAGCCCGCAATAACGCACTGAGCGTTTACTTCGAGCCGGCTGTCGATCTGGAATTCAAAGAGTCACACGTCAGCATTATCGACCATGAATACAGAGTCATGCAGGCCCCAATGAGACCTTCCGAAACGCCGGTCTATATTGCTTATTATGATGGGATTCAATGATGGCCAAACTCAGTGCAAAAGCCAGAAAGGCATTGCCTGCTGATGAATTTGCTGGGCCAGATAGAAGTTTTCCCATCCCCGACAAATCCCATGCTGCGAACGCCAAGGCTCGCGCAACCCAAGGCATTATCGCTGGCCAACTCACACCCTCTCAGGGTGCGAAGATCAAGGCTGCGGCTAACAAGAAGTTGAAGGCTCGCTGATTCAAATGACAACTAATATTACAGACGAAAACAGTAAGCCACACCTCTTTCAGCCGGGCCAGTCTGGAAATCCTTCTGGACGTCCGAAAGGAGCCAGGAATCGTTTAGGCGAAGCATTCCTTGAGGCGCTGGAGAAAGACTTTCACGAACACGGAGAGGATGCTATTCGGACTGTTCGCGCCGACAAGCCTGACCAATATCTAAAGGTCATCGCCTCTATCCTGCCGAAAGAATTGAACATCAAAGTTGATCCAATGGAAGAAATGAGCGATGCAGAGCTTGATGGCTATATCAAGCGACTCGCCGCAATGCTTAGCCTTGAAGTTGGAATTAGCCAAAGCTCTCAAAGCCAAGCAGCAGAAGAAAGCTCACAACCGCCTTCTCAGTTACCGCCCGTACATTAGACAACTTGAATTCCACAATGCTGGTGCTGTCCACAGCGAACGCCTGTTCATGGCGGGCAACCAGCTGGGGAAGACGGTTTGCGGTGGTGCTGAGTGGGCAATGCATGCGACGGGTCGCTATCCCGATTGGTGGGAAGGCGCAGTATTCAACAAACCAGTGATTCTATGGGCCACTGGTGTTACGAACGAAACAACGCGAGACAATCCGCAACGTATTCTAGTGGGTCCGCCGCCTTCTGAAGAAGCGTGGGGCACTGGGATGATCCCGAAAAGCGCGATCAAGGAATACGACCGCGCTATAGGAACGCCGAATCTTCTGGACAACATTCAGGTGAAGTTCGGCGGCGGCGCCGATATTCAGTCCGGCGAGTCCATTGTCTACTTCAAGTCCTACGAGAAGGGCAGGGAGAAATGGCAGGGGCCGACGATTGATGGCGTTTGGTTCGATGAAGAGCCGCCCATTGATATCTACACCGAAGGGCTGACGCGCACGAACAACGGCCAGCGCAATCAATTCTCCATGCTGACCTTTACGCCCCTGCTTGGTATGTCAGAGGTAGTGCATTCATTTCTGGTGGAATCATGAGCAAGCATGTTACGCGCATGACCATCGATGATGCCGAGCATTACACGGTCGAGCAGCGCGAAGCGATCATCAAGTCCTATCCGCCGCATGAACGCGAGGCGAGAGCCAAAGGCGTTCCAATGCTGGGGTCGGGGCGAATCTTCCCGATCCCCGAAGAGGATATAAAGGTTGAGGCATTTCAGATCCCAAGCCATTGGCAACGTATTGCCGGTGCTGACTTTGGTTGGGATCATCCTTTTGCCGCGGCTTGGGGAGCGATAGACCGCGATACGGATACGCTGTACATCTACGATTGCTTTCGCGTTCGTGAGCAAACACCGTCCGTGCATGCAATCACTATGCGAGCAAAGGGCGCATGGATACCTTTCGCTTGGCCTCACGATGGATTGCAGCACGATAAAGGCTCTGGCGAAGAACTTGCTGAGCAATACAAGAAAGCCGGCGTGAAGATGCTGCCCATTCGCGCCCAATGGCCGGATGGAAGTAACTCGGTCGAGGCCGGCTTGTTGGAAATGCTGGACCGCATGCAAAGCGGTCGATTCAAAGTATTTGCCCATCTCCATGACTTCTTTGAAGAGTTCCGCCTTTATCACAGGCAAGACGGCAAGATCGTAAAGCTGCGCGATGACATTATCTCGGCCATTCGTTATCTGGTCATGATGTTGCGTTATGCGCGCGTTCCGGAAAACAGAAATACTGGCCAAGTCGTACATTACGGCGTGCTGGACTCAGAAGCGGGTTATTGATATGG